ACCCAGGTGTTGATACAAGAGTTTTTTGGTTATATTACGTGATACTAGGTGGTATTTTTATGTCTAGTAAGTATAATAGATGATACCCATCATACTGTTATTTACACTTTGGTTTTTCTATTATGGAAAAGTATGTTCCTGTGAGAAACCGAATAGAATATGTTATCGGACAGAGTTTTATGGATTTCAGTACGGTCATCTCATGCTATCCATACTCGTTGGTTTCTTGTACCCCAAGCAGTTGAAACTTTGGATGTTTTTAGGTGTTTTATGGGAAGTATTTGAATATTGGCTTTCACAGAGACCAGATATCATACGCGCTCACGGTGGATGTCTTGCACATTATAAGGGTAAGGACGAAGGACCCTTGTGGATGCGTAAGGTGTACGGGGGTAAACCCAAATATGAAAATTTTATAGACAGAATGTTCGGTATAAAAAATTCAACAGAACATACTTGGCATTATTCTGTCGGTGAAAATGTAACAAATCTCGTGGGGTTCTTAATAGGTTCGGCTTTAACGAAGCGGTGATGCGTTGTCTCCTGTGGGAATCGAACCCACGACCTCTAGATTACAAATCTAGCGCTCTACCAACTGAGCTAAAAAGACGGAAAGACGCTCCCAACTGGGTTCGAACCAGTGACCTACAGGTTAACAGCCTGTCGCTCTACCAACTGAGCTATAGGAGCAATGAGATGCTGAGAGTGGGGTTCGAACCCACGAGCACGGACGTGCAGCGGTTCTTAAGACCGCCCCCTTAACCACTCGGGCATCCCAGCGTGTCCAGTATGGGGATCGAACCCATGGCCACCAGGTTAAAAGCCTGGCGCTCTACCACTGAGCTAACTGGACCAACTATATGTATATGGAATTATTTCTTTAAATAGTATAAATGAAAGTGAAGCTCATTAAAAGTCCCAAACCTGAAAAGAAGTACAGAGTGATTTTTCCAAATGGTAAAAAGGTCGACTTCGGTGGCGCGGGTTATTCGGATTATACCATCCACAAAGATCCCAAAAGAATGCAAAGATATCTCTCACGTCATGGACGCATGGGAGAGACCTGGACTAAAAAAGGAATGTACACAGCTGGATTCTGGTCAAGGTGGTTACTATGGAGTAAACCTTCTATGAGAGAAGCTAAACGACTTTTGTCTTCGCGTTTTGGTATTATCATCAAGAGAGATTCTGCTTCGCCTTGAGAAACTTGGGGTCCTTCTTCAGAGCGTTCATTAGAGACGCTTTCGCGTTCAACTTTTTCGGGGGCGGAGGAGGAGGGGGAGGAGGAGGCGGCGGGGCCTTCATTTTCGGGGGGGACTTCGCCTTTGGTTTCGGAGGAGACGTAGGGGGAGTCGCGTAAGGTGTGTTAGCCTTTTTTCCAGACTTAGTGGGTCGTACGTTAAACAGCGACATGATCGTTTTGCACGTGAGTATCATACTCTCAGTCTGTTTGGCGCGTGCACTTATGATTTTATCATCATGTATTCGAATCTCTTTGATGATTTGCGACGGCGTCTTACTGGCGCGCTTACCATTTTTAGATTTGTAAGTGAGAGGAATACCTCGGTTGCGCGCATCTTTCTTCAAAGTCATTTATATTACACAAAGAAATTTTCTGTCCTGTAAAGCTTAGCCTCGTACGGTGTCGTCTTTCCCACGACGTTCACCATTTCCTGACCGTACAACTCTCGGCACCCCATGTCATCCATGCAGTCCCGATCTTCATGAGTCACCGGTAAGGAGTAAATCTGATGCCCCGGGGTAGATGTATAGTAGTGATACCGATCCCTTCTTCCCCTAACTTCCTTTCCGTACAAGGGAAGAGTGTCACCATCTTCACCGATGAGCACACCCATCTGCTGCACGTATCCAGGTTTGTACTCTTTTATAGGTGGCTTTCTGAACTCTGGTTCTCTGTACACGGGAACCTCTACGGCGTACGGTTTGATAACTTCCACTGCGACTTCACGGGGTTTGGAAGTGGCGAGATACATCACGATGATCAAGAGTATAATTGCCGCAATCGTGGCCATGGTTGTTTTGGTAGCTTGCTTCATCTATATAATACCCCATGTATTTTATTTAGACCCGGGATGCGTTCCAATCGATACTGCACCATCAACCATAGTGAAAACAAAAGAGTCTTGGTGACTTTACCAGCTCGAGTGTCATCAATCTTGTATATAGGTTCCACGAGCCGCCCGAAGAAAGTCTGTGTTTTTTCTTTTCCTGTGGTGTACATTTCCAACTGTGTCAAAGCGCACGTATCATCATTCACACCCCAATGAAAAAAGAGAAGTGGTATCAGTATGGAATAGATTTCCAAAAACTTTTCATTGTTCATGAAAGGAACGAGTATTGCCGTGATGAATAATGCTACGTGAATGGAAAATATTATGTTCATCACTAGTATGGAAAAGGAAAAGAAAAATTGGCATCCTCAACAGGAAAGGATTCTCAAATCGTGGGGGGAGGCTGCCGCGTGTTATAGGTACATGAATAACCAAGCCTTTCTCATGTATAAAAAACTGAGCATGCGTTACACACTCCCCATCATCATCATAAGCACGGTCACGGGTACTGCTAACTTTGCGCAATCGACGTTTCCCTTGAATATTCGTCCCATGATACCCCTCGCCATAGGAAGCATGAACATCATCACGGCCATCATGACGACCGTGATGCAATTTTTAAAAATCAACGAACTCATGGAGGGTCATAGAGCTGCCTCGATCCAATACGGTAAATTGTCTCGCACGATACGCCTCGAACTCTCCCTGCCCCTCGAAGAGCGCTCTCAACACGGGACCGAGATGGTTGAATATTGTCGCAATGAATACGACCGCCTCGTCGAACAATCACCACCCATACCATTTAATATCATTAAATCGTTTGAGAAGGAGTTCCCCGATGACACCACATTATTCAAACCCGAAATCATGCACATACACCCCATTGAAACTTTCATCAACGAAGAATATATGCGAGATGAATTGAAAAAGGATCTACTGGCCATGCGACAAGAACCCGTCTCCCTTAATGTTCCAGAACGTATCAAGGAACTTGAGCAGGTGATCGTAAAAGATATATCAAGTAACCAACCATGATGAATAATACAACGTTAAAGAATGCTACACCTACTATGTAGGGAAACGCCTTTCTCTTGATTGGTTCTATAAGTTTTTTTTGTAGCGTACCATTTTCTAAAAAATAATCTAAAGCCTGTTCAGTGAGATCATCAGCCATGGATGCCTTCGTTAAAAGTATCCCACAAAAAAAAGAGACTCGAAAGACGCTCCACGACCATGAGATTAGTCTACTGCATAAATACGTCAAAGAAGGTAAAAATGTATTCGTGTGCGGCCCCATTGGATCTGGGAAGACATTCATAGTCGAGAGTGTACTGGACAGAACTAACAGTATCGAAATACACGCGGAAATGTTTTCGAAAAAGAATACACTCTTCTTGGAGACTCGCAAGTACATGCTCATAGATGGGTACGAAACATCTATGCACCCGTTTAAACAGTTGATCGAAGGGGGTAAGGGTTCTTTCGTCGTCACATCCAACGAAGTTCACGTACTTCCGAACTTTGAACTCATAATGGTACCACGGAGAACGCCCGAAGCCATCGCTTCCCTGGCCCCCGAAAACTCCGGAGCCTCTCAGGCAGCCCTGAAGTGTCGAGGGAACATACGAAACTTTTTTGATTACCTCAACTTCTCGGACACGAAAGATGTTTTCAAAACATCAAAAGAAATCGTAGCAGATATCCTATGTACACCCGGACCTTTTAACTTTTCACAAACTATTCATGAACATGGTCACGTGCGTGATGTCATACACGGAAACTATGTCTCGTCTGTGGGTGTCAATGCCCCCGAGCTCATGGAATCACTTTCCGTGGCGGACGTGTACGACACTCTGGTGTACAAGGGAGAATGGGGGTTAATTCCTTATTACATCACGTCAGGAATAGCCATACCTAAATATCACCTCGGGTCTTCACTCGACGCAAACACCCTCAAAGCAGGAAGTGCTTGGACGAAGTATGGAAATTTTAAAATGCGTCAACAAAAGTTGAAAACTATTCAGGCTGGACACAGCACACGCCTCGGGCCAGATGAATTATCAATCATCA